CTACGAGCCTACGCTGGCGCGTGCGGGAGACACGGTAAACGTGCCGATCCCGCCGACGCTGGTGGCGAATAACATCGCCCAGGGCGGCACGGTGACGCTGCAGAACCCGGACCTGGGAAATGCGCAAATCGTCCTAAACACGCACGTCGAGGCGACGTTTCAGGTTCCGGACGTGACCAAAGTCCTGGCCGTACCCGACCTGCTGAAGCTGTATATGCAGCCGGCGGTGGTGGCGATCGCGGAGAACATCGAGAGCAACCTGTTGGCCATGTGGTCGCAATTTACGGCGAACGCGGCGGTGGGCACGGGCGGCACGACCATTACCGAAGCGGTGGTGGATTCGGCGGAGACCGCGCTGTTTTCGGCCATGGTCCCGGCGAGCAACGCGAAGTATCTGGTGGTGAATCCGGCCACTTACTCGGCACTGCGCCAGATTCCGCGATTCAGCGAATTCAACACGGCGGGAGAAGCCGGATTGCGCGCACTTGTTGACGGCTCAGTGGGCAAGATGAAGGACTTCTACATCTTCCGATCGCAGTTCGTGCAACAAACGGGATCGAGTCCGGTATCGACACACAATCTGGCGTTCACGAAGAATGCGCTGGGTCTGGTGGTGCGCCGGCTGCCGCAGCCGCTGCCGGGGACGGGTGCGATCGCGGAGTACGCGGAGCTAGGAAATTTCGGCATGCGGGTGACGATGAGCTATCAGCCGAACACGCTGGCGCAGCAGTTCACGGTGGATGTGCTGTACGGCGTGGGCGTGCTGCGAAACAGCTTCGGGGTGCAGGTTAGTTCGTAGGGGTGGGTCCCGGTCGTTTCGATACTTGTCCGCATGCTCAGGCATGGCGGTTCCACACGGAGGCCAAGCGTGGCGGAGCTTACTCGAGGCGATCGGGACAACCCATTTAGAGAACTGGGGGAATGATGCTGTTGACTGATGGAAATCCTAATGGCGATGAAGATTTGCGGAGGTACGAGTCGGGGATTCTCGAGGTGGCTCATGAAGAGGCCATCGACTTGGCTGCGAAGCTTTGTCTGGCGACGGAAGAGATCAGCGAGATTGTGCTGAACATTCTGCTGGATCAAACAACCGCGGCATCCGGAGGGGACGTGGCACGGCGAACGCTGGGAGTGTCGGACGTGGTGGTGACGCGGCAACTGAAGCGCTGGCACGCTCTTTACACGCTTTCGATTGTTTACCGGGATGCGTTCAACGATCAGCTCGACGACCGGTATATGGCGAAGTGGAACGAGTACCTGTTGCTGGCGCGTGGGGCGAGGGACCTCACGACGCAGTATGGGATCGGCCTGGCAATGACTCCCATCCCGCAGGCTTGCGCTCCGGTATTGAACTCGGTGCCGGGGTTGCTGGCGGCTACGGTCTACTACGTGCGGATCAGTTGGATATCGGCGACGGGGGCGGAGGGAACTCCGAGCAACGCGATCGCGTATGAGGCGCCGGTGGCGAGTCTGGTGACAGTGACAAATGGGGCCACTATACCGGCGGTTGCGACGGCGTTTAACGTCTATATGGGTCTGACGGAGTTTACGACGACGCTTCAAAACGCGCCGCCGGTTGCGATCGGGTCAACGTTCACAGAGGCTGCTTCTGGTCTGGTGTCGGGGGTGGCGGCGGGTTTGGGGCAACAGCCGGACACGTATATTACGGGCGGCTCGGTTTTGAGGAGAGGGTAATGGCCGCAATCGTTACGCATCACAAATCGCTAAATCGACGTCCTTACAGGCGGGGTTATAACCCCTGGCGGAAGCCTGGAGATTGGCGGAGACAAAAACGGCGAATGGAGGCTGGGGATGGCGCAGACGGCTAGCGTAGTGACGGGAATCTTCGCGGGATTTCTATCGGCGGCGGATACGGGAATTGAAACATCGATTAATCAGGCGATCGCGACGGCGGCGCTCGACTCGGGGATTCCACTGGCGCCGGTTCCGGCGGCTTACATCGTGACGCAGAACATGTCGATCGAGATATGGGAGCGGGCGAGTGTCGTGAAGTATCCGTTGATCCAGGTTTATTCGGACCGGGTGAGGAATCTACTGACGGAAAAATCCCGGACATTTTCTGGAAAGATCCGAACGGTGACGGAGGTGCGGGTGTCGCACGACCGGATCGAGGGATTAGAGGACCGGCTGCGGTTGTACGTGGACGCGGTGACGCAGGTGCTGGATGCGAATCGCGGGAGTTGGGGGCAGGGTGCGTTTTATACCGGTGGCTACGAGGTGACGTTCGATCCGGTGAAGCAGGGGGGGAAGAACTTTCTGCAGGTGGCGAAGGTGACGTTCGAAGTGGACATGTCCACTTAAGAAGGAGTCAGGAGTCAGAATGTCGTGTTATGTATCGTCAAATAATGAACGGCTTTATTGTGCGTTGGAGACCAGTTACGGGGTGATTCCGGTCATTACCGGGGCGGATCGGATTCCGGCTCTGAAGCTGAAGGCGAAGCAGGTTCCGGAGCAGACCAGCCGCAAGGATAAGACAGGGAGCCGGACGTTCGTCGGGATGCCGAACGGGATCCGCGAGATTACGAACTTCGAAATCGACACACTGCTGACGGAGTGGTCGGACACGTCGACGGCGCCGGCTTACGGTCCTCTTTTTCAATGCGCGATGGGGGGGACGCCGGCGATTTGGGCGGGCGGGACGGTGGAATCGGTAACGGGAGGAACGCAGATCGCATTTACCGCAGCGCACGGATTATCGGCGGGACAGGCGGTGACATTTTCGGGAGAAATGCGGTTCGTGACGGCGATCCAGGATACGGTGACGCTGTTCATCAACGCGCCTTTCAATACGACGCCGGTGATCGGATCGGCGATGGGCCCGACGATCAATTATTCGCTGGCGGAAAGTTTACCGAGCGCCAGCGTTTTCGATTACTGGGATCCATCGACGGCGGTGCAGCGCATTATCGAAGGCGCAGCGATGGACAAGATGCAGATCAAGGTCAACGGCGATTTTCAGGAATTCGATTTCTCAGGACCGGCGCGGGATCTGGTGGATAGCGCGAGTTTCGCGAGCGGCGAGGGCGGGCTGACCGAGTTTCCAGCGGAGCCGGCGGCGGCGAATTTCGATTACACGATCGTGCCGGGTCATTTGGGTGAAGTATGGATGGGTGTGACGGCGGCGCAGTTCCTGACGATCACGGCGGCGGAATTGACGCTAGAAAATAACATCGAACTGCGGGTGAAGGAGTTCGGGAGCGACTATGCGCAGTGTATCGCGGCGTCACAACGGTCGGTGACGCTGAACTTCAGCCTGTTCGAGTTGCCGGATGCGCAAACGCAGGGGCTGTATCAGGCGGCGCGGCAACGGTCGCCGATCAGCGTGATGCTGCAATTGGGCCAACAAGCGGGGCAACTGTGCGGAGCGTACATGCCGGCGATGGTGCCGAGCGTTCCGGAGTTCGATGATTCCGAGACGAGGCTGCAATGGAAATTTCAAAACGACAGAGCGCAAGGGACGGTCAACAATGAACTCTACATTGCCTTCGGGTAAGTGGGAAAGCCGGGTTTGGTTCGACGCGGCGGGGATGGAAGGCGTCCGCTACGAGATTGTACGGGTGTCGTTCGGACGACGGATCGAACTGGCGCGACGGATCAGGGAAATCGGCCGCAGGATGGAGTATCTAGAAGCGGGCGGAGATGCACGCGACAAGCTGGAAGCCACGGTGCTGGGGGCGGAAATCGACCGTGCATATCTGGAGTGGGGATTGATTGCGGTAGAGGGACTAGAGATTGACGGCATGGCGGCGACGGCGGAATCGCTGGTGGATCGGGGGCCGGTGGAGTTGGCGATCGAGATTTTGGGACGCATCAAATCGGAATGCGGGATGACCGAGGACGAACGAAAAAACTGATGGTCGCATTCCATTTCTATCGGACTAGCCAAGCCGGATGGAAATGCGACCAGTGTAGACGGCAGGGGCTGGATGTGAAAAGACGGTGCGGATTCCTGGCGGAGGAAAAACGCGGGCCGAAGAAGCTGGTGTGGGTGCGGGGGCGGGTGTCCGCGGAGGAGTGCCCGAAATCGCTGGTGACGCCGGGGAGCGTGGAGTTGCTGGAGAAGTTTTTTGGGTGGAAGTTTGCAGGCGGAGGATCGGTAACGGAGATGGCGGCTAAAGAGGCTGACGCGTTCCTGATTCTTGAGGGGGAATGGCGGGGAGAGGCGGAGGCGGCGAGGTGACAATTATGGCTAGAAATCCATCTACGGAAGTGTCGGCGCTGCTGGGCGGATCGAGAGGGAGCTCGGCGGTGACGGATCAATTGAGCACAATCGCGTCTCAGTTGGAGGAGTTGCAGACGATGAATGCGTCGCAGGCGACTGGTGTGGAGGCGACTACGGGCACGACCGCGAAGTCCGGCGGCGCTTCGATTGGAGATACGCTGCTGGACGTTTTGGGATTGGGGTCGGGGCTGGGGCCCCTGATCTCGGGGCTGGTGGGGCTGTTCGGAGGCGGAGGAACTAGCCCGGCTACGGCGGTGACTCCCTACATTCAACCTTTGCCAATCAATTTGCAGGCGGGGTTTAGCGGGTCGAGCGCGGGCGGCGCGTCGGGTGTGGATTATGGCGAGGGAGGGGAACCCCGCCAGACGACCGCCGCGTCGGCACAGCAACAGATTACGGTGCAGGTGCAGGCTATGGACAGCCAGTCGTTTCTCGATCGAAGCAACGATATTGCGGCGGCGGTGCGGAAGGCGATGCTGGAGACGTCGACTCTGAATGACGTAATCAGGGAGGTTGGATGAGGACGCCCGGAGAGCATGTGGCAATTGTGGACGGGGCGAAAAATGGGGACAGACTGCTCCGTCCAGGCGGCGCTAGGGAATGCGGCGATGGTCGGGGATGGTGGGCGCCTTTGGACAGAGTAGTCAGTCCCCATTTTTCGCGGAGGTTTAGGGATGGCTAGCTTTCCGGCTTTGAAGACTGGGGCGGTGGCGCAGTATGGGTCCGACCGGTCGAGAAAGTTTTCTACGCAGGTGCTGCGGTTTATGGACGGGAGCGAGCAGAGGTTTCCAGGGTATGGGACGCCGCTGTTGCAATGGGTGATCCGGCTGGACCTCCTCGATGAATCGGAGCTGGAGAACCTGGAGTTGTTTTTTGAAAATGAGGGCGGGCGCGCGGGGACTTTTTCGTTTACCGATCCTTGGGATGGGACCGTGTACCCGAACTGCAGTTTCGGCAGCGACGACCTGGCGCTGGAGTTTCAAGAGATCGCGCGAGGCACGACGCAAGTGGTGGTGAAGGAGAACCTAAGTTAGCCATGCTGGTGTTTCCACAAGTCTCACTGTATCCGATCACGAAAACGACGCGGCAGCGGACCGTCGTTAATACGCTGGGGGACGGGGAGACGGTGATCTTCGCGGATCCCGATGCGGCTAGCCTGGGCTGGGAACTACAAGCTAAGGGATTGACGGGGGTGGAGTGGGACGCAATCGAAGCGCTGTTCCAGGCGACCTCCGGCATGTGGCAAACATTCACGTTTCTGGATCCGGTGGGAAACCTGGTGGCGGAGAGCGAGAACTTTGGCGCATCCGCCTGGACCAATGGGGCGTTGATCGAGTTAACGAGTGGCGTGGCGGATCCGCTCGGCACGACTCGGGCGACGGGAGTCGCGAATGCGGGCGAAGGAACAGGGACGGTGGCGCAGACGCTTGCGGTTCCGGGTAATTTTCAATATTGCCTGAGCGTCTGGGCGCGGACAGACAGTGGATCGAACGTAACGCTGAGCATTTCGACGACAGGTGGAAGCTCGACGAAGACTTTCGCGCTGGGGACGCCGTGGGTTCGAGTATCTCTGGCGGCGAACCTCGGGCAGAGCACGGAATCGGTGACGTTCGGGGCGCAGTTGGCGGCGGCTGGATCGATCGATATGTTCGGGATGCAGGTAGATGCGCAGTTGGGCCCCTCCGATTACAAACTGACGGGCGCAAGCGGCGGGGTCTATCCGAGTGCTCGATTCGAAACGGACACTTTCACGGTGACGGCACAAGGAGCAGACGTTTACGACGCGGTCATACAAATTGTGAATACGGAGAACCAATGAGCGGAACAATTGACGTTCTCAAAGAACTGCAAGCACCGACCACGCCATTATTTTTGATTCACTGCGTGCTCCCCTCGGGAGCTGTTGAGAGCTGGGGCACGCATGCGGCGACGTTCGAGGGAACTTCGTATGCGGCGCGGCTGTTGAAGCATACATTATTCCAGCTCACGTCCTCGTCGACCGACGGATTGGATGGCGCGACGCAGATCGCGCTGACGCTGGCGAATGCCGATTCTCACTTTTCAGAGATCGAGAGGGAGACGGGATTCAAAGGGGCGCAGGTCACGATCCAGTTTCTGTTTTACGATCTGGCGGCGAATCTGCCGGCGTCGGAAGCTCGTGTGGTGTTCCAAGGGATTGCCAATTCGCCGGATGAAATTACCGAATCCTCATTCCGCGTGACGGTGATGAACCGGCTGAACCTGCAACGAATTGTTTTGCCGGAAACGCGCATCGAGAGGAGCTGTCCGTGGACTTTCCCGTCGACCTCAGCGCAGAGGCTGATCGCGTTGACGGGCGGAGTGAAGGAAGAATATTCCTCCTTGTATAAGTGCGGTTATTCGCCGGATCAGACGGGTGGTGTCGGCAATCTCAACAGCGGCGTGCCGTTTACGACATGCGATTACACTCGCGCGTCGTGCGTGCAGCGGGGAATGTTCAGCACCGA